TGAGCATTGAGACGGCTATCCCTCCACAATCTTTAATTGATTTAGATCCATCGATGCTACAGATGTTATTAAAAGCATTGAAGGATAGAGCAAAGGAGCAGGCAGATGCCTACAGAGCTAAAAAACGCTAATGCGTTCCGTAAGGCTCTTAAGCAATTTTCGCCCGATCTAGATGATGCCCTTCGTGGTGAACTGGTTGGATTCTTAAAACCTTTGGTTAAAAAGGCGAGAGGATTTCTCCCATCTAACTCAGAGGCTCCATCAGGCTTCGTAAAGCATGAAGTAAAGACTGCCAAATTTCCTATGTATGACGCAGCAGAAGCCAGACGCGGAATCGGTTACAAGCTCACGCCAACCAAGCCTAACCGCCAAGGTTGGTCATCAACTGTATCAATCCACAACAAGACCGCCTCTGGTGCAATCGTTGAAACAGCAGGACGTAAGTCCGGCATGACTGGCAACTTCAGTCCTAGATTTCAAGGCTCATTCGCAGGTAAAGCAAAGATGCAAGGTCGAGCCATGTTCAAGGCTTATGACCAAGATCAGGGCAGGGCTAAGGCAGGAATTATCAAGGCGCTTGAAAAGGCCGCCGCTAAGTTTAATGGGAGTGCTAACTGATGGCTGAATTACGCGCCTCGATTATTGGTGAGTTTAAGGGTCAAAAGGCCTTTAAGGATGCTGGTAAGGCTACTACCGCTTTAGACAAGAGCGTCAAGAAACTAGGCAAGAGCCTTGCAGGAGTATTCGGAGCCCAACAACTTCTTAGGTTCGCCAAGAATGCCTCAAAGGCATTCATGGAAGATGAGAAGGCTGCAACCCAGTTAGCGCAGGCCGTTAAGAATCTAGGGTTGGCTTTTGAGACTCCAAACATTGAACAATTTATATCCCAATTATCTCAAGCCTCGGGCGTCACGGACAATCAGCTTCGTCCATCGATGCAGAAGTTATTGCAGACTACTGGCTCAGTCACTAAATCAACAGAATTACTCACCCAAGCCTTAGACATCTCACGAGGATCTGGCATTGACTTTGAGACCGTGGTTAATGATCTCAGCATGGCTTATGTTGGTCAGACTCGTGGATTACGCAAGTATTCTTTAGGACTATCTCAGGCAGAATTAAAGACCCTGAGTTTTGCAGACGTTCAAGAAAGACTTACTAAGCAATTTACAGGCGCTAATGCGGCGTATCTTACGACCTATGCAGGCAAGTTGGAATTGCTTACCACCGCGGCTGGCGAGGCTCAAGAAACAATAGGTAAGGGTCTAGTCGATAGCCTTTCATTACTTGCAGGTGAAGGCAACACAATCCAACCGCTAGCCGATTCTATGGCTACTTTTGCTACACACACTGCCGATGCAGTTTATGGCATTGCCGTCCTCATTGATAAGATCAAACAGATTCCGGGGCTTAATTTCTTATCTCAAAATCAGGGAACCATAATGAGAGCCCTGCCTAATACTGGCATCCTCATTCGTCTTTTTGAAGCACTTTCTAAATTAGGAGCAGGCGCTGCACCAGGCATGGGTGGTTATCCATCATCTGCACTCGGCCCTGGATACATCGATCCTAATGACTCAGCTCGTAAGTCAGCAGAAGCGGCAGCAGCCAAGCGCGCTAAAGAATTGGCCGCACTACAGAAGAAGACTCTTGATACACAGAAGAAATCTCTTGCCCTACAAAAGGCTTCCAAGACTCTTAACCTAGAAGCTATTGGCATTGAGGCAGCTCTTAAAGGCAAGATTAGTGAAACTGATCGCCTATCATTGCAATTACAGAAGGCCATCCTTGATGGCAATGCAACCGTAGCCACTCAGTTATCTGATCAATTAGATACAGCAATCAAGCGCAACAACGAATTACGCCTTGCCTTGCTCGCTACTCCAGAAGCCCCTAATCCTTTCCGCAATTGGACTATGCCAGGTTTCAATGTCCCTTCTGATTCCTATGCACAATTTGGACCACAAGGCGGTTTATCGGCTGGAGTAATTGCTGGAGTCAATCCTACGCCACCAATTAACATCACAGTAGAACTCGACGGCCAAACAGTCGGCGGAGCAATCCGCGACGGTCAGATCAATGACTCACTCTCTGGATCATTTAATCAAGTAAATCGAGGTCAAGGATTTAAGGGAGCGGTCGCTCTCTAATGACCCTACCTGCCACGATTTCGGTATCTTTCGACTTTAGCCAAGGCGCTACATTCGGCCTCGGTTTTATTATTGGCGATGATCGATACGGAGTTATTGGCACAAGCACATTCGGTGAATCTACTGTGGCAACCCCTACAGTCGATCTCAGTGATGTAACTCGATCAATCAAGATCAGCCGTGGTCGTAACATCATGCGCGATACCTACGAATCTGGATCATGCACAGTTCGAGTGCTAGACCCTAATTCCTACTTCAACCCACAGAACGCGTCCAGTCCTTACTTTGGGTACTTGACTCCACTTCGCAAGATTCGTGTCGCTGCAACCACAGCCACGGCTCAGGAGTTTCTATTCTCAGGCTATGTTGATACCTACAAGTATTACTATCCAACAGGCCAAGAGATCGGCTATGTCGATATCGTCTGCTCAGACGCCTTCAGACTATTCCAGATGGCCAACGTGGCCAGCGTAAGCGGAGCAACGGCAGGCCAGACCACAGGCACACGCATCACCAAGATCCTTGATCAAGTCTCATTCCCTACATCGATGAGAATCACCGACACAGGATCAACCACAGTCCAGGCAGATCCCGGCACAGCTCGTACTGCTTTAGCAGCCCTCAAGGCGGCAGAGTTTGCCGAGCAGGGCGCATTCTTTATGTTGCCAGATGGCACAGCAGAGTTTAAGGATCGCTCTGATGTTGTGGCATCTCTAGCTCCTGCACCTATTGAGTTCAACCAGACTACTGGCATTCCGTACTCAGACCTCAAGTACGCCTTCGATGATAAGTTGATCGTCAATCAAGCCTCGATGACTCGCATCGGTGGTACGGCTCAAGTCGTTAGCAATGCAGACTCATCGGCTAAATACTTCCCTCATGGCACAACAGTTACAGACATGATCCCTCAGACAGATGCTCAGGTTTTAGATATTGCTAAAATCTATGTAGCCACTAGAGCTGAGACAACGATCCGCATCGATCAGATGACTGTCGATCTACTTGATACCGCAGTACCTACCGACACAATGATTGGCCTTGATTACTTTGATAACGTCAAGATCACTAACGTCCAGCCAGACGGATCGACAATCGTTAAGACCTTGCAGGTTCAAGGCTTGGCGTGGGACATAACCCCTAACAGTATGAAATGCACAGTTACAACACTTGAGCCCATCGTCGAAGGATTCATTATAGGATCTGCGACGTCGGGTATAATAGGCACGTCCATATTAGGATACTAGGAGAAAATCAATGGCAGCAGGTCTAGGTTACAAAGAGTTCGCGACTGGAGACGTCTTAACGGCGGCAGACGCTAACGGCTATCTGGCCTCTCAGGTAGTAATGGTCTTTGCTAGTGCGGCAGCTCGCACCTCGGCCATCGCCAGCCCACAAGAGGGCATGATCTCCTACTTGAAGGATACTAACGCAACCGAGTATTACTCAGGATCGGCATGGGTAGCAATCGGCGGTGGATCGTCTGGTGATTTCGTAAAGACTGGTTCCGCAACTTTTACAACTCAATCATCTGTTTCATTAAATAACTGTTTTAGCGCTACATACGATAATTATGTTATTACTGGTTATTGTTCATCCTCAGTTGCTGCAAGTATTCTTGCAAGATTAAGAGCAAGCGGTACTGATGCCACAACAAACTATGCCTACGCTTTAGATGAGATTTATCTATCAGCTGGCCCAACATCAGTTCTTTCTTCTTCTACAACAAGTTTCTTAATTCAAGGAACTCCAGCAGGCGCTCATGCTTTTGTAGGTTTCAATTACACAATTTACAAGCCGTTTAGCGCGGATGCGACTTTTATGAATGGCATGAGTACAAGAGACGCTAGTTTGTTGACTTTAAGAGGCGGATTACAACATTCCACAGCTTCATCTTATGATGGATTTACTTTATACCCAAGCACCGGAACTATTACAGGTCAACTTAATGTTTATGGATTGGTTAAATAATGACGACTCAGATGATCGTAGACGCAGAAACAAATGAAGTTCAAATTATTCCTCTGCCAAAGAAGGAAATCGATGAAAGAGAAGCGGAAGCAAAGGCGCTAATTGCTAGAAAA